TACTACCAAAAGGTCATATATTTATGATATCTGATGTGTCACATACTATTGACCAAAAAGATTGGACAACAAAAGTTGCAACAAGGTTAATATTACCTGAGCAAGATATAGCATACACAAGTGCTATAGGTGCTGCTTCAAATTATAGCCCTGCAATAAAACCTCAGACTCAAGAAAAATCTGATGATTTTGAAAAAGAACCAGAAGAACGTCCAAATGAAGAAGTACAAGAAAACTGCTTAATGGATGCATTCGATAAGAGAGGATATACATGGGACCCAATGTACAATTTAATTGGAATAAGGCGATTAGGAGAAGACGGTGCAACAACAAACAGATTTACAGATTTAATACTTCTTTGGTATCAACCTCATGAAAACGGTGAACCTGCAGGAGAGCCTATTATAGGAGGTCCTTGGGATGCAACAACAATAACAGGTCATGATGCACAGAAACAAGGTGACCAATTTTGGAAGGGGAAACAACCAAAAGGTGTTGGTGTTCTTTTGGCAGGTCAATATTTATTATCGTGGGGAACAAATTCTGGCCACAATTCAGGAAAATATGATGGTAAAAATAAACCGTGGAATATTGGAGGAAGACAAGCCCAAGGATATAATAATAAAGGTGGTTTACCAGTAATAAGAAATAACGACGGTGATACAGTATGGGATTTATCAGGAACAGGCACGCATAGAGGTAAAGGTACAGGTTATAATATACATAGAGGTTCTGTAGGTAAGAACTTATTAAAAAGCTTTGAATCAATTGGAGCAAGTAATACAAGAAAGTGGACAGATAATGCAAGAAATACTGGAAGAGAAAGAGGTAGTAAAGTAGGAACTTGGTCAATGGGTTGTCAGGTATTTGCAAGTCAAAATGATATGCATGAAATGAATAACTTATTAAGACCTCTTATGGAAGCTTCATCAGGAAACGCAAGAGACTATATATCATACACATTATTAACTGAAGAAGATGTTAAAGATTGTCCGGAATATCAAGATGGAAAAGCTAACTTTCAAGGAGAGCAATAAATATGAGAATATATAAAGAAAAACATATTGAATATGATTTTGCTGTAAAAGGTACATATATGTACGATGTAGGTGAGAGACAAGGTAAAGCTTATTCAGGTCCTATTATAAAATGGAAAGGTAGAGTTTATGCAGGTACAAAATTAACAAGGTACGTTGAAATAAACAATCGTTTAGCTATGGCATTAGATGGAGATAATCCTTATGAAGATGAAATAAAAAGAGAGTACGATAAACTAAAACCAGAATATATTAAATATTTAATTCAACCAACTCATATAAATTTTCAACCTACTAAAAAAGATTATGGTAAAGGATTTTGTATAAGACATTTTGTAAGATGGGAAGAAAATATATATGAAGTTGATAAAGACCAATACGATAAGCTTGAAGGACAGAGTTCAGTATATATAGAGACTGTAGATTTTGCAAAATACAAACACTTTTTAGAATATAAAGCTTTAGATATAAATAGAGCAAATATAGCAGAAGCAGACTTAAAAGCAAAAGGTATAGCAGATGTAGTAGCTATTACAGATTTTATGAGAGCTCAAGAAAATTTATATACACCAGGAGGTGAATTTCATTTAGGAAAAGGTTGGAAGTCAGGATTTACAAGAATTCCTGATAATGTAGAATATGAAGGTTATTATCATATACATCCACAACGTGGTCCTATGGTAGGTAAATATCATACAGAACAGCCTCATCAATTACTTATACCTATCAAAAAAGCAGATACTGCATATCAACCTAAGATAGATGTTCCTGACGAATAATTTTTATATATCAAATATTTTTGTTATATTATATACATGTTAAATGAAACTAAAGAATTGCTTAAGGTAAAATATTATCTTTATCATAATAAACATATTGACGAAAGCAAAATCGAATTACCTATAAATAAGTTCTATAAAAGGTTATATGGTGATAGATATAACATATATGATATTATACCACAAACCAAACAGGAAGAAGAAATACAGTATCTAGACTCTCTCTCGCATGCATTAGAGGGTGTACCTGATAAGGATATTATAGACTATAATGAAAATATAGTGGCCACCTTTAGAAAAATTGAACAAAATGGTTTATATACTGAAGATGGATATGAATATACAAAATACAATCCTTTTACAACAACAGGCCGGCCATCTAATTCTAATAAAGGTATAAATTATGCAGCTCTTAATAAAGAAGATGGTACTCGTAAAAAATATATAAGTAGATTTGCAGGAGGTTATTTGGCAGAATTTGACTTTGATGCTTACCATCTTAGACTAATAGCGAACTTAATAGGTATAAAACAACCTGAAGGTAGTTTTCATAAATATTTAGGTGAACTATACTTTGATTCAAAATCGTTAACAAAAGAACAATATAATGAATCTAAAAAAATAAGCTTTCAAATTCTTTATGGCGGAATACCAAAAGAGTTTAGACATATAGAATATTTTGACAAAATATCAAATTACATTTCTGAACTTTGGGATATTTATAATAGTAAAGGTTATATAGAAACACCGGTCTTGAAAAGAAAGTTATATAAAAAGAATTTGGAAAATATGAATCCTCAAAAATTGTTTAATTATTTAATACAGGCTTATGAAACAGAAATGAATTGTAAAGCTCTTAAAGATATTTTAACATTATTGAAAAAATATAATAGTAAAATGGTATTATATGTATACGATGCATTTATATTTGATATTGACCCAAATGAAAAATCACTTCTAAAAAAAATTAGTAAGTTAATGTTATTTCCTTCTAAACTCAAGGTTGGTAGAGACTATCATAATATGAGGTCTTTGGACCTGTAATTTGATATTTATATAGATAGGAGAACATTGTGAATATAAATTATTTAGTAAAAGAATGGGCATGGCGTGTTAACAATGGTATGCCTGACCCTAAAAACAGAAATCATCTAGAACTTTTAGAGTCTGTATTACGAGACAATAAATATTCAGAAGAATTCATATCTGCTTATATAAACAGTATAAACGAATCCAAAGGTGTATTTGACTTAAAAATAGTTCAGCAGCTAGGAGGTACTGATATAACTCAAGATGATGTTGATAAAATTTATAAATTAACACCAGCTACATTGGTAGCAGGAAGTAAGAATACATACAATGTCAATAAAAAAGAGTGGTCACTAGCAGATATAAAATCTGCAATGTCAAAAGAAGGAAAGATTATAATTACAACTGCAGGTTCTATAACTAAAGTAAGAACTAGTTTTGGTGAAAGAATTTGTCAATTATCTAAAAAGGTAAAACAAGGTTCTGATAAGCATTTGTCTAGAGTACACACACTACTTAAATTATTGCAAATGGGTGCAGAGATAAAAGGTAAAATAGCTCCAGGTATTGGATATGAAAATATGCAAATTGAAAATTTAGAAGGCTGGATGAAAACTAATCTAGGAAATAAAAAATCTTTACCTTTATTTATAAAAGGAAAAAATACAGGTGTAAAAATTGATGGAGGCGCAAAAGTAGATGGTGTACCAAAATCAGATTTAGCATTTGGTGTAGGAGGTAAACCAACATTCTTTATTTCTTATAAACACGGAGCTATGTTCGACCCATCAGGAAATGAATTAAAAGCAGCGTTTCAACAATACGGTTCGATATCTAGTTTTTACAATAAAAAGTTCACATCTCAAATAGAAAAAGTACCAGGTGTTAAAAAGATGATGGATGGTTTTGTTGAGGCTGTAAGAAAGGCTGTACAATCTACACCATCAGCAAAGGTATATGAAAATGTAACTGAAATAAAAAAACAAGGTGGAAAATTTATTGTTATAAGTAATGGAAAAGAAATAGTACCTGAAGACCAAAATGCTCAAATATGGGCAAAGCACATGGCTGCTGTCAAATCTGCAAAACCAAAAAAATTATATGTATTAGAAGGTTCTGATGCTAAAGGTTGGTCGAGACGAAGGTCTGTATTAAAAGCAGGCCAGGCAGGAAAAGATGTTGCAATGATGTCAATATTTGGAAACGATTATTTTACAGGAAAGCCAGGAACAAATAATTGTAATATTTTAATGCAAGACAATACAGCGTTTTCAGTAGGTTTTGCAGTTGACGCAGATGGTACTGCAACAGCTGTACACATGGATGTAAGTAGTGCAGGTCATATTATGTGGAATCCAAAAATATATGGTGGTGGTGCAAAATTCCCATCTTTTTCAGAAATATATGAACCATATTTAGTTGCAAGATACACAGGAGAATCTAGAATGAAAACTAAAGATGGACTTATGATTGGCGTTAGACTTTTAATAATGCCTGCTAGTCAAACCAAAGGCGGTGATATATAATGAAAACACAACTATTATGCACATTTACAAAAGCTAAATTATTAACAAAGACAGTTGATAAAATTATAGATATTTACGATATATTATACAATAAAATATTTGTACTTAATAATGAAGAAAATAAATCAGAATTGATGTGTACATATAATATTGATGCATCTAAAGAAATAGAAATTTTACCAGATACTATTTCATTACATAGAAAAAAACAAACAAATACTCTTTATACAATTAATGCATTAAATGAATGTATTAAAACTGTTAATAATGGTGTACTAGATACTACATATCAATTAGATTGGGACAATTACAGAAATAGTATATTAGTTACAAATGACGATGGATTAAGACGAATTGATACGTCAATAAAAGAAGTTATACATATAAAAATAAAAAAATAATCGCTGAAATATTTTTATATCTCGGAAATTTTTGTTATATTTATATATAAATAAAAAATACTTAATAATAAAAGCAAATTAAAAAATGAACCAATTGACACTAGCGATAGTACTTTTCACCGTAGGCCAGTCACTTATCTGGATTCAGACCAATGGACAATTTCTCTGGAAATGGTTTGACAAAAACCCCTTATTTTTATCAATCGTATTTGGAACTATAATTTCATATATGTTTATTTATGCAACAAAACATGTTGTAGGGTATTTTGATGGATTATTATGGCCAGGTAGGTTTATAGGATTTGGTACAGGTATGATATCGTTTACTCTTTTAACTTGGTGTTTTATGGGTGAAGGTATATCTACTAAAACTGCAATATCACTTGTTTTAGCAACAACGTTGGTATGTATACAAATTTTATGGAAATAATTTCTCTATGTCAATTAAATTTATTATATTATAGAATATGGCAAAACAATTAGGATACGCATGTATTAACATGCAACTACGCAAACAAGGTATATATACAGGACGCTCAATGATTAGGCGTACATTCGATACAAAAGGTCTAGATTATGTATCAGAATTATGTATACAAAATACCAAAGACTTAATAAAAATCATTCAATGGAATGAAGATAATGGAATCAAGCTTTTCCGTATGTCTAGCGAAATATACCCTTGGATGTCTGAATATGAATTTACAGACTTACCAGGTTATGACGAATTATGTGTACTTCTAAAGCAGGCCGGTGACCTTGCTCAAGGTTATGGTCAGCGCTTATCGTTTCATCCAGGTCAGTTTACAGTTCTCGCTTCACCTACACAAAAAACAGTAGAAGGTGCTTGGAACGAACTTAATAAAACTGGCCAGATTATGGACCTTATGGGTTTACCACGTACACGTATGGCAAAAATCAATATACATGTCGGTGGCGCTTATGGAAATAAAGAAACTGCACTTGTTAGGTTTTGCAAAAATTTCGATAAATTATCAGAATCAGCAAAATCAAGGCTAACTGTCGAAAACGACGATAAAGCATCAATGTATTCTGTTGTCGATTTATACAATGGTGTTTACGCTCATACAGGTATACCTATTGTATTCGATTATCATCACCATAAATTTTGTACAGGTGGACTAACAGAGGAACAAGCACTTAAACTTGCAGCATCTACATGGGGTGATGTAAAACCTTGTACTCATTATTCTGAATCACGTAGGCGTGAACAATCACTGATTGTAGAAACATTTCTTAAAAATAGCAATATAACATTGGAACAAATTGGCAAATTTCCTACTATGGAAAAAATGTATAATGAATGCCAAAAAATTAAAGTGCAAGCTCATTCAGATTATATTGTTGACGAAATCAATGACTATGGTTTAGATATCGATGTTATGGTCGAAGCAAAAGCTAAGGAATTAGCTATACAAAAATATAAAAATAAATTTGAAAAAAAGTTAACAAAAGTTTTATAATTTAATAAATTTTTGTTATATTATAAATAATAATTAAAAATAGGAGAAACAAATGGCAATTTCAATAGAACATATGAAAACGCTTTTAGAGACAGTTCAAACAGATGTTGAAAAATTTAATAATGGAAACATGTCTGCTGGAACAAGAGTTCGTAAAGCTATGCAAGAAATTAAAGCTCACGCACAAGAGCTTAGATTAAATGTGCAAGAAATTAAAAATAACAAATAAAAAAGGAGAAAAAAATGGCAATTGATTTAGATGCAATTAGACGTAAGCTTAATAACTTACAATCTCAAACTGGAAGACAGGACACGTTATGGAAGCCTGAACCAGGAAAAAACCAGGTAAGGATAGTACCTTATCAGTACAACAAAGACAATCCTTTTCAGGAATTGTATTTTCATTATGACTTAGGTAAGAAAAATTATCTTTCACCTATAACTTATGGAGAAGCAGACCCTGTAGAAGAATTTGCTCAAAAACTTAGAGCTACTGGAAAATCAGATGATTTTAATTTAGCTAAAAAACTAACTCCAAAAATGAGAGTTTATGTACCTGTATTAGTTAGAGGTAAAGAATCTGAAGGCGTTAAGCTTTGGGGATTTGGTAAGCAAGTTTATACAGAATTATTAGGATTTATAGCTGACCCTGATTATGGTGATATTACAGATGTAAAAGCAGGTAGAGATATTTCTGTAGAATTTACTCCAGCAGAAGGAGCAGGACAGTTTCCTAGAACTGCAATTAGAGTAAAACCTAATCAAACAGCAGCTACTGAAGATTCTAATATAGCAGACAAGATTATTAGTGGTCAGAAAAATGTTTTTGATATTTTCAAAAAACAATCTTATGATGACTTAAAAGCTGTATTAGCTGAATGGTTAGACCCTGATTCTTCAGAAGAAGAAGCAAAGCCGGTTGCAACAGCAGCAGCTACAGGAGTAAAATCAACTGAGAATATAGAATCAGCATTTGATGATTTATTTAATGAGTAAGGAGAAATAATATGGCAAAGGCAAAGAAAACAAATAGAGACGAATTAGCATCTGTATTAGCAGATTCTCTTAATAAGCAGTTTAAGGGTATGAAGGTAGCATATTTTTTAGATGGTGCTGAAGACACACCTACTGATTTAACAGAGTGGATAAGTACTGGTTCATCTATTCTTGACCTTGCTATTTCTAATAGGCCCAATGGTGGTTTACCTGTAGGTAGAATTACAGAGATTACTGGAATGGAAGCTTCTGGTAAATCACTATTAGCCGCTCACTTACTTGCAAATACTCAGAAAAAAGGAGGACTGGCTGTTTATATTGATACTGAAAATGCAATGAACGAAGAGTTCTTAAGAGCAATTGGTATTGATATTTCTAAAATGCTTTATATACAACTTGAAACTGTAGAGGATATATTTGAAGTAATTGAAAATATAATTCTAAAAGTTAAAGAAAGTGATAAAGATAGGCTAGTAACAATTGCAGTAGATTCAGTTGCAGCAGCAACAACAAAAGTTGAACAGGCACAAGATTACGATAAAGAAGGCTGGGCAACATCAAAGGCAATTGTATTATCAAAAGGTATGAGAAAAATTACTCAACTAATTGGTAGAGAAAGAGTAGCTTTAATTTTTACAAATCAACTTCGACAAAAACTTGGAGTTATGTTTGGAGACCCTTGGACAACAAGTGGTGGAAAAGCTATACAATTCCATGCAAGTTGTAGATTAAGATTAAAAGCAGCAGGTCAGATAAAAGCTAAGATTCAAGGTAAAGAACAAACAATAGGTATAAAAACAAAAGCCGTTGTAGTTAAAAATAGAATGGGACCTCCATTACGTACAGCTGAATTTAATATTTATTTCGAATCAGGAATAGATGATACAGGAAGTTGGTTACAGGTAATGAAAGACTATAATTTATTGAAACAAGGCGGTTCGTGGTATACTTATATATGTACAGAGACTGGAGAAGAAATTAAGTTTTTATCAAAAGATTTTGAGGAAAAAGTTCTTTCAGACCCTGGAAGGAAAGAAAGAATTTATAATCAAATTTGTGAAACATTAGTAATGGCATATAAAACAGACAACATCGGTATTGATGATATTGAAATCGGTGATGATGATGTGCCAATAGGTTAACAGTTCATAAGATGTGGTGGAATGCATTGTCGATGGGAATATAAAACCCAATCGACTTTACTTGGAAGACACCCTTTGGAGTCATTCTTAGGAATGATAGAAGGTATTAGGTTAAGGTAGCACCTGAGCCCGAATTCAAAAGAGTACTGAATTCGATATACGGCTTTTTTTAAGTTTTTAGCCTACAAACTGGTACTTAAAAAACTGCAGGTTCGAATCCTGCCATCTTACGAATTGTTATTTATTAAAAGGAGAGAAAAATGAACGATTTAATTATCAAAGCAATTATTGCAAAAGCAGACGCACAAGAGGCTGAAGCAAAAGCAAACTTGGCAAATTATATGTCAAATTCTGTAGGGGTTGGTGAACATCCAGGTGTAGTTGAAGAGTGTGAAAAATTAGTAAAACAGATAGCTGAAGCAAGAGAATTAAGAGAAACAGCAGAATCATTATGAAAAAATTATTATTAGTATTATTAGTATCGTTTGGACTTCAGGCGAAAGCACAACAGACAGCACCGTATTTTTGCTGTGATTCAATAACA